CCTCAGGGTAGACAAGGTTGGCAAGGTCCAACAGGTCCACAAGGTAACCAAGGTAGGCAGGGTTATCAAGGACCAACGGGCCCACAAGGTAACCAAGGTAGGCAGGGCTATCAAGGTCCAACAGGTCCTCAGGGCAACCAAGGTTGGCAAGGTCCAACAGGTCCATTAGGCCCACAAGGCAGACAAGGCTATCAAGGTCCAACAGGTCCTCAGGGCAACCAAGGTTGGCAAGGTCCAACAGGTCCGCAAGGTAACCAAGGTAGGCAAGGTTATCAAGGCCCGACAGGTCCATTAGGCCCACAAGGTAGACAGGGTTACCAAGGCCCGACAGGTCCTAAAGGTGCTGATGCAACAGGAGTTACTATTACAACAAATGCAGGAAAACGTTATTTACTTGGTATAGCTAACACTGGTAGTACAGGTGCTGTATTCAATACAACCAATGTTAATAGTAATGCGGGTGTTTATATGCAATCTGGATTGATTTATTCTACATCTGATGAAAATTTAAAAAATTTCAAGGGTGATATTAAATGTGAGTTTAATGAACTTAAATCAATACCAAAGAAATATTTTGAATGGAAAAATGGAGACCCACCTGGTGTTCAAATCGGTACATCTGCACAGGAACTTGCAAAATATTATCCTGAATTAGTTAGTGTTGATGATAATGGTGAGTTTGCTGTTTCATATGAAAGATTATCAGTTGTGGCTCTTGCTGCTGTTGATAAACTATACGATGAAATAGTTAGAATAAAGAACGTATTATCAACAAAATATGGAATAGTAATAGACTAATTTAAAATATTTATTTAAAATGTAAAAAGCCAGTCATAAGATTGGCTTTTTTGTTTACATTTTATTGATAATATATTACTTTTTTATAAAAAAAAATGATTATTAAGAAAACATTAGTCTTTTATTGGTATGCGTCTAAGGTGTTTTTAAATGATTTAACTTATCCGTTTCATCTTGCTTGTTTGGGTAAGTATTCCAATGTTTTCGATGAAGCAATTTTTATGATTGCTGTTGATGATGATGATAAAGATTTAGTTTTAAACACTGAAAATAAGATATTGAATGCAATACAAGGAAATATATCAACCATTAAATTTGACGTAATAAAAAATAATAAATTATGTGAAGTCAATGCGTTTAGCAAGTATATTTTAAATAAGCATACCGATGATAATGTTTTTGAAGTGTTCTTTTTTGCGCACACTAAAGGTGCGAGAATCATAAATTTTTATCCTGACTATTGCGAAGATTATTTGCATTGGATATTTTCGCTATATTTTTATTCTCTTGAACCTGAGTTTTTGTTTGAAATGGAAATGAAAATAATTAGCGGATATGGTGGAAAGTTATCATCATTTTTTGGGCCACTTTGCAGTTTTACAAAGGAAGGCTATGCGTTTTATCCTGGAACGTTTTATTGGGTTAATATGAAAAACATAATAAATGATTGCAATGACGGAAAAATAACGATACCTGAAATTGCAAATAGAGCATTTTGTGAATGTTTTCCAATGATTTATAAAGATAAAATTGAAAAAATAACATCACATAATAATATTATAAAGCCTTATGACGAATCTGTAAGCTTTTATAATCATTGTGACTGGAATTCAATAACGTATTTTTTTGGCGAAAATGAAAAGTATTTAAATGAATATAATAAAATTAAAGAAAGTATTGGCTTATGACAAATCATAGCGTTTTAATTACAGGTGCTGCTGGATTTATAGGTAGCAGATTTGCTGATTGGATTGTTGAAAATAAGAAAGAATATACTGTTGTTGGCGTTGATAACCTATTTGGTGGGTATATGGAAAACGTGAATGAAAATGTTGTTTTCCATAAAATGGATTTAATGACTGATTCAATTACTGATTTATTTGATAAGTATGAATTTGAGTATGTTTTTCATTTTGCTGCTTATGCTGCTGAAGGGTTATCACCTTTTATGCGTAAGTTCAATGATATGAACAATATGGTTTCAACAGATAACATAATAAACGAATGTGTTATGCACAATGTTAAAAGGCTAATATACACATCTTCAATGTCTGTTTACGGAGGAGGAATATATGATGGCAGAATATTCAATGAAGATGACATTCCAATGCCTGAAGACCCATATGCGGTATCAAAATATGCTTGCGAAATGAATGTTAAAAACGCAGGTAAAATCCACGGATTAGATTGGTGCATTATTAGGCCACACAATGTTTATGGAATTAAACAGAACATTTGGGACAAATATAGAAATGTAATAGGTATATGGATGTATCAAGCATTGAATAATCAACCAATGTTAATATACGGAGATGGAAACCAAACAAGGTCATTCTCATATATTGACGATATACTTGAGCCATTGTGGAATTCAGCAACATATGAAAAGGCTTCAAATGAGATAATCAATCTTGGCGGAATGTTTGGGCATAGCATATTGCATACTTGTAATATTGTGAGAGAAGTAACGGGATATGATAATGTTGAATTTAGAGAGCCGAGATACGAGGTTAAACACGCAATACCTGACTATAAGAAATCAATTGAAATGTTAGATTTTAAACAATCAACATCATTGGAAGATGGTATTAAAGAGATGTGGGAATGGGCAAAAGAACAACCAATGAGAGACCAATATAAATGGGAAAATTATGAAATAAATAAAGGAATATATAGTTATTGGAAATAAAAATTTAGTATATGAAAACAATCGGAATTTATAATTATGTAATGCATCCAAGTTATAAATGGGATGAGACAAATTACGAAATTGGAAATATTGGCGGTTCTGAAATATGGGCAATTGAGGTTGCCAATGAGTTTAGAAGCCGTGGCTATGAAGTGTATATGTTCGGAAACCCAAATGAAGAACATGACAGTAAAAATGGCGTTCATTATCTAAAATGTGATGAATTAAATAAAACTTGCTTGAAAGTTAAATTTGATGTGATTTTTTTGAGTAGGACGGTAGAGTGTATTAATGAGATAGTTGGGTGTGATAACATATTTTTAATGCTTCATGATGTTGTAATTATTGGCTCTAATGGTCCTAGTGATTTCCCAATCAATAAAATAAGAAAAGTATTTTATCAAAGTGATTTTCAAAAAGAAGCAATACAAAATAAGTACTTGATTCCTGATGAAAAGTTTTACAGAACATTCGAAGCAATAAATCAGTCAAAGTATGACGATTTATCTGGTACTGTAAAGGAAAATAAGATGCTTTATTCAAGTGGCTTTGGCCGTGGGCTTAGGTGGCTTATTGAAAATGTTTTTGAAAGGGTAAAAGAAGAAATTCCTGATTTTAAAATTGATGTTTGTGGCCATTTTGATGGCGGAATATTTAAGGAATTTTTAGACAAAGACGGAATTACTGTTATTGGTAACATAAGCAGAGAAGAATTGGTTAAAAAACAATGTGAGTCAAAAGTATGGATTTATCCAAATCATGGGTATGATTCTGAATATAACAGAAATAATGAGACATTTTGTATTACTGCAATAGAAAATGCGTATGCAAAAAATGCTTGCATACTTGGAAAATGGGGATGTTTTGCATCAACGCTTGAAGGTTATAATGGGTTTGTTGGTGACGGATTGTATGAAAATATTTTTGAACCAATGGATTATGATAATCTTGATTTATTTGCAGATGCACTTGTTTCTGAAACAGTAAAATGCCTAAAAGATGAGGAATATAGGAAGTCAAAAGTTGAATCTTCATATGAAATAGTAAAGCAGTATACTTGGAAAAACGTTGTTGATGGGTTTGAAACTCTAATTGAAAGTGAATGCAAAAGTGTTATGGTCTATGTAATAACACATAAAAATTTTCCTTATTTAATCCAAGATGAAATTCATCGTGTTCTTCAAGTCGGTGCTGCAATAAATGGAAACTTGGGAATTGGGCTTTGTGATAATGTTGGTGACAATATTTCAGAGAAAAACAAGTTTTTCCTTGATACAACCGGTGTTTATTGGATTTGGAAAAATGCGCCTCACTATGATTTTATTGGAAATCAGGCATATAGAAGAGATTTTAGACTTTCAAAAGATGAAATAATTGACATTCTAAATAAATACGATGTTATTGCATCACCTGTGTATTTGGGTGAATCAATTTATAACCATTATAAAGGATGTCATATCATAAAGGATTTGGATACTTGCGGTGATATAATTGATGAACTATATCCTGAATACAAAGGAAAGTTTAGCGAGTTTATGAAGACAAAGGAAAAATTGTATATAGGGTGTGGATATATTACTTCCTATGAAAAATACAATGATATTAATGAATTTGTGTTTAGTGTGCTGTTTGAATTAGAAAAGAGATATGGGTTCAAGACATATGAAGAATGGCTTGATTATGCTGAGAAGTCAGGGCAAAAGCAAGTTCCTGATGACCACAAGTATAATGGAATTACGGCTGCTGAATACCAAGCACATTTGTTCGGGCAACTATATGAGAGAATTTTCACGTTTTATGTTTCATTAAAATATGATAAAATATATGATAGGCCATATGTCAGACTTGACAAGGAATATGAAGGAAGGAATCTAAAGACTCTTTTGTGCTGTATAGGAAGGCTTGAAAATCAATATATTCGTGAGTATGTTGAATATAACAAAGCACTTGGCTTTACAAATATTTGCTTGTATGACAATAATAGGGATGGAGAAGAAGATTTCAACGATGTAATTGGCGATTATATTAATGATGGTTTTGTTATTTTAAAAGATTACAGAAATATAACAGAACCGTGTCAGTTTAGGGCGTATAATGAATGCTATGCCGAATACGGAAACAAGTATGATTGGATTGCTTTCTTGGATATAGATGAATTCATATTTTTAAACAATTATCGTTCAATTAATGAATTTTTATTGGATGATAGATTTAAATTTTATGATAAAATCCATTTGAATTGGTTGGTGTTTGGTGATGGAGATGAGGTATATAATAGCGAAGCACCTGTTCTTCAAAGAATAAGGAAGCCATTAGATGTCAATTTGACAACAATATATGATTTTCCTGATACTTTTCATGTAAAGCCAATTATTAGAGGTGGTCTTGGAAAAATTACGTACCAAACAACACCACATACGCCTATTGATAATGTTAAGTGCTGTAACTCATATGGCATTGAATGCGACCCAAGGTCACCATTTACACCTTATGATTTCAGAAATGGAGGAATTCTTCATTTTACTACTAAAACAGCAGAAGAATATGCAAATAAACTAAATAGGGGATTCTGTGACGGAAATCCATCAAGCATCAAAAAAATGGTTGAATTATTCTTTAAGAGAAATGCAATAACGGAAGAAAAGGTTGAGGTTATAAAACGTATTACCGGATATGACGCAAGCTATTTACTTCCTTATAATGGTGAAAAGAATAAAGATGTACAAATTTATTCGTTGTGCTTTACTAGGAAAAATTTCGACTTTTTGGATGATTCAGTTGTTACTCCGTTACAAGTTGGAGCCGCAAACGGGACAAATGTTTGCGCCTTAAAGGATAATGTTGGAGATAATATTTCAGAATCAAATTATTTTTATATTGAATCAACGGGAACTTATTGGATTTGGAAAAATGTTAATGATGCAAAATATAAAGGACAAATGCAATACAGAAGACCGCTTTCTGGTGTATGCGAAACAATGGATTTTGAAAAAATATTTGAAAACTATGACGTAATCACGTGTATACCGTTTAATCATCCTGAAAACAACAAGCCAACTAAAGAACAACCTATGTTTATTCCTGCCAACACGGTAGAGGAAGGATATAAGTTTTCAAATTGTCTTGATGACTTGCTAATTCTTGAAATGGCTGTAAAATATTATTTCCCTGAATATTCTGAAGACTATGACAAATACATTAAGAAAGGCGAAGACCTTTATTATTCAAATGGGTTTGTTATGAGAGCTGAGGACTATGACAAATATGCTGAATTTTTATTTGGATGCCTTAACGGATATTTGGCATTTGCTAATATTCATTCTCAAGAAGAATTATTTGAACACGTAAGATATAACCTTGAAACCGGTAAATATATAAGGTATAACGACAAGAACCCAATCAATGATGCCGGGTTTAAATGGCAAACTGAAATTGGCGGATTCTTATCGGAAAGACTTTGGACATTATGGGTTCAACATAATTTCAAGCAAGATAGGATTTATAAACTTCCATATATTAAGATGGAACCCGATAATATGTACACCTAATAATTTTATTAATTACTATTTATTTAAGAAAAATATTGTGTAATGGGAGTTATTCAAAGATATGGAATAAAATATCCGTTTACGTCTGATAATGAAGAAAAAATGTTTTTGGATGTAAATAATAGTGAATCGGAATGTATTAAATCAAAATTGCTACATGTGATTTTTACACCAAAGGGACAAAAGATAAGAGACCCTGAGTTTGGCACTAATTTGATACAATTCATATTTTCTCAAAATGATTCTAACACTATGTCAGATATTAGAAAAGAAATTAGTGATTGTGTATCTAAATATGTTCCTGAAGTTATTTTCAAAAACATTAATGTTTACAAGGAAGATGAAGAAAAATCAATTGTTGTAACTATTGATTATGACGTAAAAATTGGTAATAAGGTTGAATCAACAACTGTTGGTGTAAAATTATAAAAATGGAAAATGGAATATCATATTTAAACAGAAATTTTGAAGATTACAAAGAGGCGTTAATTGAATTTTCAAAAAAATATTATCCTGATTTGGCAACGCACTATGACGATGCGTCAGTTGCTGCTTGGCAATTGGATTTGGCTGCTGATGTTGCTGACAATTTGTCATATCACATTGACAGGGTGTATCAGGAAACAAATATTGACACGGCGCAAGAAAGAGGGTCTTTATTTGCAATAGCGAGAAATAAAGGTGTAAAAATACCTGGCCCAAAAGGCGCTATGGCTGAAATGAAGATAAGTTTTACATTACCCGTTGACAATAATGCACCCAATTATGGGTATGCTCCAATAGTTAAGCGTGGAACTAGATTTTCTTCTCCAACTCAATCTTTTGAATTACTTGAAGATATTGATTTTTCAAGCCAATTCGATGCAAGTGGAAACAGTGATAGGACAGTTGTCCCTACAGTTAACACAAATGGTGTAATTACTGGGTTTACTGTTTCAAAATTGGCTGTTGCTGTTGCAGGTGAGACGAGAATTTATAGGCAAATTTTAAGGCCAAGTGACGTGTATCCTTTTATGGAGATTGTACTTCCTTTTAATGGTGTAATGAATATTGAATCAATTTTATGTGTTGATAGCACAGATTCAAAAATGTTACCACCATCTTATGGCGATTTTTATAGTTCTGGCTGTACAGGAAAAGAAAGATTTTACGAGGTTGATAACCTTGCTCAAAATTGGGCTTGGCTTGATTTGGAAAACAACGGAAAGCCCGTTAGGTACTATTATGGGTATGAAATAAATGGAAGGCCGGCAACTAGTGTAAACTATTGTATAACACGTGGAAAATGGATTCCAATTGAGCATAAATTCATTACCGAATATATGGATAACGGGTATTTGAAGATTATATTTGGTTCTGGAAATGGAAATGTTGTAAAATTAAACGAAAATTCTTCAATGGCGGCATTTTCAAAATGGCAAATGACAAGGATTTTAAATAATAACAACCTTGGAATATTACCTAAAGGCGGTTCAACTATATTTGTTTTATATAGATTGGGCGGAGGCAAATCAAGTAATGTACCAAAAGGGGCAATAAACAAAGTTTCTTCGCTTAATGCTGAATTTAGGGGACCACAAGAATTGGCTGATTCGATTTATAGAACAATGAAAGTTGAAAACACAACACCTGCTGTTTCTGGTAAAGATATGCCAACAGAAAGAGAACTTAAATACCTTATAAAGTATAATAACGGCTCACAGGAAAGGTGTGTAACAGTAAAAGATTATATAGATAGGATTTTAAGGCTTCCTCCAAAATATGGAACACCATTTAGGGTTGGCGTAATGGAAGAAAATAACAAGATAATGGTTTATCTTCTTGGAATTAATTCGCTTGGCAAACTTGATAACAACGTTCCAACAACACTTGTTAAGAACATTGAAGACTATCTTAAAGGTTATAGAATGGTGAATGATTTTGTTGAAATTAAAAGCGGTAGAATCATTAATTTATCATTTGATATTAATGTTATTATAGACAAGAATTATGATAAGGCAACGGTTGTTTCGGATATAATCAATGCTGTCTCAAACTATTTCGATGTTAATTCAAGGTTTATGGGCGAGGAAATTTATGTTGGTGACGTTGAAAAAGAGGTTTCAAAAGTTGATGGTGTCATAAACTTGATAAGTTTCTTTGTTTATAACGAACACGGCGCTGGATATTCTTCAACCCAAATAGGACAAGAAATCATAAAAATGTCAGATTTTGATGAAGAAATTTATTATTTGGGCGATGGAGATGCTGATATGATTGACATAGAGGCAACGGATGGTATTCTGTATGGTGATGGAGATAGTATGTTTGAAATAAAAAATCCAGAAAAAGATATTAGGGTTAGGATAAAGGAAAAGTAATATAAACATAGTGTTTTAATTGAAAAAGAGCAGCGTAATACTGCTCTTTTTTGTTTATATTTACAGGCCTTTTCTTATATTATAAAAAATAAGAATAACTATTTATTAAAGACAATAATAGGACAAATGGGATGTGCTTGTAAGACAAATCAACAAATATCGTATTTACAAAAAAAATATGGTGATAAGCAGCCAAAAAGCAAGGCGACAAATATTAAAAATATGGTTTCTCTTTCCATCAAGAACATTCTTATTGTGCTTTTGATGATACCGATAATGCCTATTATTTTTATTTTTTTGATTTGTAGGCATATTTTTACAAAAAAGCCGATTGATATAAACAAAACTTTTAAAATAAAGTGATATGACAGATACAAATAAAGCATATAGAATTAGAACAAACGTTGGCTCAACAAATACAAGTGATTATGTTAGTGTCAATGCTGACCTTGTTCAAGATTATGATACATTTGAAGTACTCTCTGTTAAAATAAAGAGTAAAGACACGTATATGCTTCATAATTCAAATTATGGAGTAGTTGTTGGGCGTGTTATAGCAAATAACGGATTTGGGATTCCAAATGCAAAATTGAGCATTTTTATACCTTTAGACCCAAATAATGGAGAGGATATTAACAATATATATCCATTTAATTCGAGCGTTTCAAGGGATAAAAATGGTGTTAGATATAACCTTTTGCCGAATGAACGTGTCGATGGCTGTCATCAAGTTGTTGGAAGTTTCCCAACAAAGAGATATATGCTTGATAATGACGTAATACTTGAGGTTTTTGATGATTACTATACATTTACAACAAAAACAAATAACTCAGGTGATTATATGATTTGTGGTGTTCCTGTTGGGACATATACACTTCATATGGATTTGGATTTGTCTGATTGTGGAATATTATCACAAAAACCAAGAGATTTTGTTTATAAGGGATATACAATTGAACAATTTGAAAGCCCAACAAAATTCAAAGGAGGAACTGACTACAACAATCTTAGTCAAATCTTCACACAGGACCAAATTGTGAACGTTAACCCGTTTTGGGGTAATGACAGCCTTGGAGAAACTATAGGCATTACAAGGGCTGACATAAATGTGAATTTTAAATTTGAGCCCACTTGTGTTTTCATAGGCTCAATTGTTAGTGATAATTCTTCTAACGGATTTTCAAAGAAATGTGTACCAACGGAAAACATGGGCAATATGGAAGAGTTGGTCACGGGTGAGGGGAAAATCGAAATGATTAGGAAAACACCTGGTGGAAGTGTAGAACAATTCCAAGTAAAAGGTGATAAACTTATTAATGCTGACGGGATATGGTGCTATCAGATACCAATGAATCTTGATTATATGGTAACCGATGAATATGGTAACATGGTTCCTACTGATGACCATGAAAGGGGAATACCAACAAGAACATCTGTCAGGTTCAGGATTTCAATGGAAGATTCTGAGGAAAATACGGACAATTTCTTCAGGGGTAAGGTTTTAGTGCCCCACAACCCACAGATTATTTCAGTAACTGATGAAAATGGCTCATACCATGTAAACCATGAAGAGTATGACTATGAGTTTGGTACATATACAAGAGATGAATCGTTTAGGGATTTGTTTTGGAATAATGTATATTCAGTAAAGTCATATATACCAAGAATACAGAAGTCGAATGGATGGAAAAGAAAACCAAGATTTTCTGGAATTAAAGGAATACAAAATTATGGCCCTAACAACCCAATGCCATATAATAATATTAGGATTAGGCTACCACTTATGTTCACAATAATGTGTGCATTAATAAAGGCTTATATATTTATTGTTTCAATTATTAATACTGTTACTGTTTGGATTTTTAGATTAATTGGGTGGGTTGTTGATAATTTATCCTTTAGTACTCATTTTGTTGGTAAACTTGCGACAGCAATGTGTAATTTGAGGCTTGTTGTTTTAAAAGATGGGCTTTGCCCTGATTTGGAAAACTGGTATTTTGCTCCTTCAAAAACTAAAGAAAAATTAAATAAAAATCCATATGTGTTTAAAGGATATACAAAGCG